ATGCTGGAAAGCGTGAAGGATTCCATTATCAACGCTTATGAGATCAAGACCGGCCTGTCCCGGGCGAAGCTGTCCCACATGATGGACGCGGAGACCTGGATGGACGCCGGGAAAGCGGTGGAACTTGGCTTTGCCGATGGGATCCTGAAACGTTCTGAAGTTCCGGATGACATGGAGCCGCCTGCGGTATCCATGCTTTATTCCGAAGCCGCCGCGGTCAATTCCTTAATGGATAAGATCGCGGCAAAGTGCAGGACAAAACCGAAAACCGAACCGATGGGCCGCAGCGTAGACAGTCTCTACGAGCGGCTGAATTTATTGAAGAATTAGAAGGAGGACATGACCATGACGATTTTAGAACTGAGAGAAAAGAGGGCGAAGGCGTGGGAGGCAGCGAAGGCCTTTCTGGATTCCCACAGGAATGAAAAAGGTGTGCTGTCTGCGGAGGATGACGCCGCCTATACCCGCATGGAGCAGGAGATCACGGATCTGGGGAAAGAGATCGCCCGGATAGAGCGGCAGGAAGCCTTTGAGAGGGAATTGTCCCAGCCGGTGAATACGCCCCTGACCGGGCGTCCGGCATCCGGCAGTTCGGGAAAGGAAAAGACCGGCCGCGCTTCGGAGGAATACAGGACGAACTTCTGGAATGCCATGCGCTCCAAGGTGCCGCTTCCCGGCGTGGTCAACGCTTTGGAGGAAGGGACGGATTCCGAGGGCGGGTACCTGGTGCCGGATGAGTATGAGCGTACCCTGGTGGAAGCCCTGGAAGAGGAAAACGTGTTCCGCCAGCTGGCAAATGT